CCCATGTATTCCCATCCGATAGAGTAGAGCCATTTGATAAATTCGGTTCCCCATTGGTCGGTGGGCATATCCTGGAACGCTGGTACTTCGGTTATTGGCAGTTCAATGAGGCTGGCTAGGCATGCAGCGAAGCAGTTACCGCGTGTTCCTGTTGATTTGTCGGAGAATTGGGTTTGTTTGGTGGGGATCATTGGGGGTAATTTATATTGTTTCGACCCAACTCATATAATTCTCATTTTCTTCTTGAGGTAGTTCAGCATCAGATACAGCATTAGTCATTGATTCGTAATCTCTAAGTATGTATCCGTAATTTGCAGGCATGTAAGCAATACCGTCAACTTCTTTAACCTGCATGGTACTTATCAATTTTGGGTCGCAGTGTGCAAGTACATGCCCTTCAATTTTCCCATGTTTGTGCTTTATTCCGCAAAAAGGGCATGGGTCGGTGAGCATTGCCCCTTTTTGTCGTTTGATAACTGCAAAGTAATGCCCATTGTGTAGTTCAAAATCCATTTTCAGAATTTACGTAGTGATAAAAGTTAACTGGATGTTAGAATTACGGAATTTTGTTTTGCCCTAGATTAAAAAGTTACGATTGACAAATCTTCAACGAGTTCAATTTGCTTCCGCATGGTATCCGTTTTGGTGCACACCATCAATTCAAACCGATGCTTCTTGGTTTTGAACCGTCGATTGCTAGGGGTGGAGGTAGACAGGAGGTATTGTTTTTCTCCATCTACGAATACTTCACAGTCTTGTAGTTCTGGCCTTACCCAGATTGATACAGTTCGGAAGTGTAGGAAAAGGATGAATAGTAGAGTCATGGCTTCTTGTCTTTACTCCAAATGATAAAATAAAATCCAATCGCTACGTAGCGGATGACATCTACACTTGACTCAGTAACGCCACAACGAAATCCTACCCATTTGAACCCACCTAAGATCAGATTATTCCCGATGAAAGCATGTGGAGCCAACCTCAAGTGCATTGGTCGCCTGATCTGATCTGGATGAAAGATGCCTACCATTGCAAAGGCATTGAGGTGCAGCATAACAATCCCGAACAAGATCAAAAGACCCCAGTTGTTTTCGATGGCGTACAGGATGTGGTGGATCGTGGTCATAACCTACCCGTTATAAATTTCCCAATCCAGCGCAAGCACATCGCTCACACTCGGAGCATACCCGCGAATCGTACTACCTGGGTCAACGATAGCTGGGAAGTCTTCATAGTGAATGCTGGTCAACCCAAATTCAATCCGCTCTGCAAAGATCGCTTTAATCTGCGGTGGGAGGGAAGTCATCTTCGGGACGATCTCGGCTGATACGGTTGATGGCACCTGCATGAATACGAATGTTCCAGGTGCCCAGGATGCGCGAGTTACCGCGTTGCCTTGTTGAAGTTGGTCTAGTGCTGTTGAAAACTGCATAGTGTGTGGTGGTTTGATGATGAAAATTACTCAATAACTCGTTAAGAACCAAATATTTCAATGCAAATCAATGCACCAAAATAGCATTCGGGAATACCTCGTCACAACCGTAGTCGTCTATCGGGAACTTATCGCCATACGAAGAGAACCAGTTGTCAAGTATTTCGATTGCCGACTGTTCTGATGCCGCTACGACCGTGAAGCTTTCGTCCCATGTCTCGTTGATCGGGGTGAACACGAACGTCTTCATGCGCGGTTCAGATACCTTCGCAATAAGTTCGTTGATAGCCTGACCAATACTGGCCGGGTCTTGCTGTTCTGTCTCAGCGCCCTTTCTCCATTCGTTGTGGAGTTTCAGGATTTGGATTGCGTCGTGTAGAGTCATTTGGATTTCTTGCGATTACGTAACGGGCTACTAACCCACGTTCTTGCGCATGTTCTTGATGTGCTTGCACTGTTCGCAGGTGCAGACTTTGATTTTCATTGGTTTCAATTGGTTTCAATTGGATGATTGCGAATGTTGTGCCAGTGGTTACGGATTACGTCACGCAAGATAGGGTGGAACGCGACCAGATCATTGTTGGTCAACTCTTCCTTCCCTTCTATTACAAGTGCCTTAAGTTGATGCCATCCTGTACATTGCCGATCTTCTTCAAGACGTGAGTCGTATAGTTCGAGGTATTGTTCGGCTAGTTGTTGGAGGGTCATTTATCAAAGATTATAGCCATAATCAGTCGTATCCCAATGGCGGCCAATACCCCGTACCAGCAGATACAAACAATCGCCCACATTACATTCAATACTGTATCCATTTCAAATTTCATACACCCCAGGCAAAACCTCTTTCATCCTCACGTCGGCAGGGGATAGGGTCTTTGGGGTTGGTGGATTGAATTTACTCAGTGCGGTCTTCTCAGATTTCACAGTAGGTTGTGGTGGCTGAAATAGCACCTTCTCTTTTGGTTTCTGCTCCAAGTTGGTCAATCGCAGTTTCAGGCTCTTTACGGTGGTGTAAAGTAGGTAGATTGCGTAGAGTTCGATGAAGTGGAAGATTAACTGGATTGGATTCATAACTTAATCAATTTTACAAACCACACTAAGAATCTGGCCATCACCCATATGCTTAGTGCAGCATAAATCAAAACAGACGGTATCAGTAGCGCCCATCTAGTCAATTCATGCTGCGTGTAAACCATGATCGCCAACATAATCAGTCCCATGCCTCTGATCCACAGGTAGAACATTGTGCAGATCACTACGGTGTAGGCAAGTGTTTTGAGGTGGTTCATTAGAAGTCAAATATTCGTTTCTTGGATTGCTCCAAAATTTCTGCCACCTCTTCCGGTTTTTCTTCGTAGCACTGCTCACAAATCGCAGGTTCGTTGCTGGTGATAATGCCAACCCCAATGTCTACTTCATTCATGTCTTCAACAGGATTGCCACATAGGATACATTCTTTCATCTCACTCAGCTTTAAGTGATTCAATCAATGACTCAAGCGCCAATACTACCGTCTCAGTGCGATACACCGGACGCTTATACTTCGCTTCGAGCAGTTTATCTGCCTGTTCAAGCAGATCGGTAATGTTGTCTGCCTCTGCTTGGTCTTTCACAAAGCAGGTGATGACTTTCTGTTTGTACTTTTTATCTGTTGCCATTGGCGGTTGTTTTGAGTTCAAAAACCTTGTTTATCACAGCCTCGTTGGCCAATACCCCAGCTTCTTCAAATCCACCTGGGGCTGTAATCCGGTTCTGTTCGTATACTTCCTTGTGTACATCGTCCAGTTTCCATAGCACTGAGAGGTTGGGATCGTTTTCTTTATGAATCCCTTTTTCCTGTATCCACTGAGCAAGAATGCGAATGTCTTCGTCGGAGATCATCTCACTCGACTGAACAGTAGATATGTCATTAATCAGCCCTCTCATGTGATTAAGCATGAGCAGGATTATGACGCAAAAGAATTGAATGCAAATGATTCCAAATAGCATGATGGTTGTTTTGTTTGCGAACAAACCAGGAGTCGAACCTGGAACAGCGATTTAATGTAGCTACGTGCTGTCGTGGGTTGTGCTAATACACCTTACCTCCCCATTGCCTACCCCGGCCTTTGCTCGTTGATATTTCTCCCACCTCCTGACAATTTCTTTGCCGCGTTCATCGTGTGTGGTTTACGGTTGGCTACTTATCCAGATTTACCACCAACAGATCTACATTCCGAATGTCTGGCGTAGATTGCATTGCAAAGATAAAAAATATCGCAAGGAAAGCAAAATTTATTATAAGAAAATTTGGAAAATTCGATAAGGGCTTGTATGTTTGTAGGGTAATGCAATTATATCCAGAGGGCAATACTAGTCAGCAAACAAGCCGTGTTGACAATTAGAGGGTGAAACATCCCCGGCTTGCACATCGTACGGAGATCAACAATTGCAATACACCCCGAATGCAGGAACAAAGTAGTTTGATTTATTGAGCGAAAGAAAATGGTAGTTCCTGCATTTTTTCTTTGCATTAATGGGTTTTAGGTGTTATAGGGTTTAGTAATTTTTCATGAGGATTAGACCGCACCAGTTTTATTTCAGGTTCACAGTGTCCAGGTGCGGTTTTTTTGAATGTAGCGGTAAAGACCGTCACGATAAATTGCGCGGTAGATCAGATGGTCAGATCGCAGGACTCATGCTCCTATTATGAAGAGCCTGTTACGCACTGTATCACTATTCATGACTTACACCACGGAACGATTCAGAGTCCAGAATAAAAATTGTTGCGATATTTTTAGCGGAAAACTTGCATAAGTCGTAGAGGGGTTGTAAGTTTGTGGCAGTAAATATGCGCCGTTGAAGTAGAGAGCGACAGCGCATATATCGAATAGTTTTTGGGGATTATATCCTTGCAGCCCGGTTACTCTCTACAGCCGGGCTTTTTTTATTTGTCAATTTTTAAACTTCGATATATGATAAAGTTAAAACCTTTAGTATGGGTCACTGGCGAATCAATCAGCCATTCCTTTCCTGACCCAATCTTTGTTTCAATCAATGACATTGCGGAGTTTGCGATTTTTACGCGCATGGAGGAATGCGATGGGTTGCAATTTAAACTTGAAATTACTTTTGGCGGTGGCCATTGGGATTGCTTTTGTTTTGATACGATGGAACAATGCAAGGAGCGTGCGCAAGAGTGGCTTCAAAAGGCAATTGAAGATTTGATCATCTCTGAAAACGCAGCGCAATGAAATACTCAATCAACATTGACCAGATCAATTCAATTGAATGGGGCTTTAATCTGAGTGAAGCGGCGGTTTTTGCTTACTTATTCAACGTCCCCACTTGGGCTGATCCGGTTTTGATAGGCGGAAAAACATTCTACTTTGCGGCACGTCAAAAGACTTGCCAAGACGTTCCGTTGATTTCTGATAAACCAGATACTATTTACCGCATCTATAAATCCTTACACGAAAAAGGGGTGATCGATTATCTAAAGTGGACGGGTAAGGATTGTATGAGGATCACCGAAAAAGGGAAGGGTTGGAACTCGGAAAAAAATCCGAGTAGTACCATTGAACTCGGAAAAAAATCCGGCGAAACTCGGAAAATTTTCCGAATAAACTCGGAAAAAAATCCGACATATAATAATACTATTTATAATAGTACTAATGATAAGGATAAAGAATTAGTTGAATCTTACAATTCAACAGTTGTCGTCCACGATCAAGTTGATGAAATCGGACTACAAGTACATGATGTGATTGATGATAGTGCTGCACTACTACCACAATTAGATGTTGACGAAGGAAAAGAAGAAAAATCGAAAAAGAAGAAAGCCGCCGCCAAAAATCCCGACCCGACCCCGATCAATGCAATGTGGGACATCTTGCTTGAACAGTCCGCGAAGATCGGAAACGACGAACCGCAGTTCATGTCCAGGTATGGCCGCGACTTCAAACTACTTTACGCGATCCTGAAACAACGTGCCGAAAAACGCAATGAACCGATCACCGACCAAGTGGAGCCGTTCCGCCGATACGTGACCAAGATCGTGGACTACATCATCAAGGGGCGCAAGGTTCCTCAGCACCAGTTTACCGCGAATAATTTGGCTCGGAATTTCAACCCGGGTTATTTGCATACGAGTTTCAACCAGATTTGTGCTACGATTCAATCTGGCGTGACCGTGACGAATCAGCCAAACAAACCTACTGTGTACAACGAGAGTGAAGTTTATCGGAATTTTGATTCATCACAGGCGGCATTTTAAAACATCGCTAAACTTGAAAAAAGAATATTTAACAAAGCATCGAATCGTGAAGAGTCCATGAGCTGTCTTCCCATTTGGATGTGGTATTAAACTTATCAACATGAGAAAAAAACCGAATTGGCGCAGAGTTGAAAAAATAGACCGTACAATGTGGGAGGCTCTAAGCTGGAAAGGCAGGATTATAATGCTTTTGTTTATACTTCCCGGATTGATTGGATTTAGTGTTTTGTGCGGGGTATTGTTTGTGAAACTCGCAATATTTATTAGACTTTAAAACCTAACAACCAATCAAAATGACCATTGAAGAAAAAGTAAAATCGTTGAAGCCAGGAGTAAAAGTAAAATATTATTCTTGGATCAGTGAGGATACTGGCGAGAAGTCGGAGCCACAATGCACCACCACCCGATCCGACCCTTGGCAGTTAGGCAGCGGGCATTGGGTAGTAGCATTGGAAGGTAGATCAGGTGGCTGTGCATTGACCCATATTGAGTTAATCCTAGCACGAAAGCCTCTACCATCCATCACGCTTGAGGATGCGCTACAAGTAGCCAATGCAGCTTACGTCGCATTCTCAATCACAAAGCACAAGTGGGTGCTTGAAGACCGCACAAAAGAGGTAGACGAACCATGTAAGGTTTTATGTTCAGACAAGAATCTGTACAGTATGTGGTTTTTCCATGATCGGATTGACATAGACCACGAAGAGTCTAGTATGGGCATTCACCAGTTGTCGGTCGATTGCAAAGTAGAGTGTTACGTTGCAGCATACAACCTTGGCTATGCGATCCCTCAATTTGATAACTTGAAAATGGATTGAAATGAAAACAACATTGCTATACTTCAAAATCAAGCCGCCTCAAAAAGAAACTCACCAATTGAAAGTGGTAGAATTTGAAGTGTCTGTACATAAGACCAGATCAATTGCTGAGGTTTGGTCTTACCACAAATATAAACTTGGGTGCCGGATTGAGGGGCATGAAATTCCTGGGTTCTTCGATCTCACTAGACCTAAATGTTATTTTGAATTTTGTCTATTCACAGAGTTCAAAGAGGGGGTGACTTACGACTCAATGCGTAGTAATTTTCACGTCAAGCGCTGGGTTTGGAAAATGTACGATGCTGCAAGAACATGGGATAAGCACAAGGATGTGTCCATTGAATTAGCAAAGCAGCTCCCAGCACTTGTTTTGCCAAAAGGTTACGAAATAGCCAAAGATGGAGTTGTAGATGAAACGTACTCATTATTTTTTCAGTCTACTATGTCTATGGGATCGTCGTTCATTAAGCACCACGCTACACCATACATTGGCAGAAAAATTGAAGACGTATCGAAGATTCAACGAATTGGAATTGACGACAAGATTATTGAATACAGGGATAAAGTTTTTGCTCGTCCGATTAAAGCCAAGTAAAATCCGCTAACCATGACTTGGAGAGAAGATTGCGCCCCTATCATTTCCGCTGTTCTTGCAGCAACGAAAGGCCAAACCGAAAAGGAAATCAAGAAAGCCCTTCGTGAAGCGTACCCATACGGTGAACGCGCAATGCACCCGTACAAGATTTGGTGCGACGAAATCAAAATTCATCGCGGATTGAAGAAACGGAAAAAGAAAGGCGGGAGGAAAAAGTTTGAGCAGGTTGAATCTGATCCGAACCAAACCAGCCTGTTTTAATATACCTACTTTTGGGTATTGTGCGAGTTGAAATGAATTGCGAATTTTACGGAAACAAATACCAACTGAAAATGGATTATCAAACATTCATACAATCGAAGCGGCATAGCTCCCAGAACTTTGGGATTGAGCCGTCTTTCATCCCTGACAGTGCTTTTGATTATCAAAAGTATGTCATGGAATATGCAGTGAAGAAGGGTAGGTGCGCAGTTTTTTTAGATACTGGACTGGGTAAAACCTTGATTGAATTGACTACAGCGGTAAATTTTGCTTACCACACAAACAAGTCGGTTCTCATCATCACTCCACTGGCAGTTGCCTTTCAGTTCATACAAGAGGCTATTAAATTTGACATTGAGGATATTGAGTATTCCAAAGATGGCAAATTTAAGTCCAAGATCGTGGTTTGTAATTACGAAAGACTTGACAAGTTTGACGCAAAAGATTTTGATTGCGTGATCCTTGACGAATCAAGTATTTTGAAAAACTTTGATGGGGCTATCAAAGGGCAGATCACCAGCTTTTTGAAAAAAGTAAAGTATCGCTTTTTGTTTACCGCAACCCCATCTCCCAATGATTTCATTGAGCTTGGGACCAGCAGCGAAGCACTTGGATACCTTGGGTACACTGACATGCTTTCAAAGTTTTTCAAGAACAATGAAGATACTATTAGTCCGATGAACATTGGGACTGAATGGGTATTAAAAGGCCATGCTAAAGAGTCGTTTTTTAAGTGGGTATCGGGTTGGTCAATTTCTATGCGCAAGCCTAGTGACCTTGGGTTTGATGATACTCGCCATATTTTGCCAGAATTGATTACGCGATACCATCAGATCAAGAATGAAAAAAATCTTGTCTTGAATGGCCAGATTCAACTTTTCAATATGCCAGCACAGCGGCTTACTGAGGTAAGACAGGAGCAAAAAGATACAATTCAAAAGCGGTGTGAAACGGCGGTAGAATTGGCTGAGTCGCACGAACATACTGTGTATTGGACAAACTTTAATGACGAAGCAAACTTGATTGAAGAGATTGACAAGTCAGCCTTGCAGATTAGCGGATCCATGAGCTTAGACAAGAAAGAAGATTTACTTTTGAATTTCTTTCAGGGTAACATCCAAAAACTAGTCACTAAGCCAAAGATTACCGCTTTTGGTTTAAATTGGCAACACTGTAACCACACAGTATACTTCCCCACATTTAGCTATGAGCAATACTATCAAGCAATCAGACGATTTTGGAGATTTGGCCAAACTAAGCCCGTGACTGTTGATCTAGTTTACAGCGATGGCCAAAAGAAAGTTCTTGACAGCTTGCTTGCAAAAACCAAAAAAGCCAATGAGCTTTTCGATAAGCTGAATGCCAATTTAAACCAGTCCTTTGATATCACATCAAGAGGGTTCGACAAACAAATTCAACTACCAACTTTCCTAAAATAACTTGCTATGATCAAGGATCAAATCATCAATGAAAATTTCGCCGCCTACAATGGCGACTGCATGCACGTGCTGCCAACTCTGGCAGACAATAGCATTGACCTTAGTGTATATTCGCCTCCATTTGCTGGGTTGTACAATTACAGCAGCCACGAAAATGACTTTTCAAATTGCGAAACTAAGGAACAATTTCTACAACAGTACGAGTTTTTGGTCGCTGAAATGGCGCGAGTTACAAAGCCAGGCCGCATTAGTGCAGTTCATTGCACTGACATAATGGGTAAAGACGGCGACATGTTTGACCTCCCAGGTGAGATCAAGAAGCTTCACCAAAAACATGGGTTCCAATGGCGCAATACCATTACCATATGGAAAGAGCCGCTTAAGGTTCGGATGCGCACGATGGTAAAAAGCCTAATGCACAAGCTTATCGTGGAGGATTCAACCGAGTGCTTTACCGCAATGCCTGATTACCTTTTGATTTTTAAGAAGCGCGGAAAGTGTGAGGTTCCTGTTACCCACCCAGTTGGGTTGACTGAATATTTTGGCGCAACTCCATTGCTCCCCAATATGCTACAAGCAATTAAAGAAGAAAATCAAAAGCTTCTTTCTGAAGGCAATGGGGAGTACAATTTTGATCTTATCCCTGAAACTTGGGAAGCTCTAAAAAAGAAATTTGAAGGGCATAAAGACCCTAAAACGAATAAACTTTCGCACTACATTTGGCAGCGCTATGCATCTAGTGTATGGGATGATATTCGGATTGATAATGTGCTACCTTTCCGTGACGGTAGAGACGAGGATGACGAGAAACATGTACACCCGTTGCAGCTTGATGTTATTGATCGGGTTGTTGAACTTTACAGCAATCCAGGTGAGATTGTTTTAACCCCGTTTGCTGGGGTCGGTAGTGAGGGGTATAGCCCTGTTTCTTTGGGTCGAAAGTCCATAATGATTGAGTTGAAAGAAAGCTATTTCAAACAACTCGGATTGAACATGAAAGAAGCATTGAACCGATTCAAGAAAGCGAAACAAGTAGAGTTATTTTAGTTGGTATTTGATCATATGTCCGGGTGTAATGCCCGGCTCTTTTAAATCCATAACCAATGGCCTCAATCTACACCATCGAAATCAAGGTTGAAGACATCGCATGTCCATTTTGCAATGCAGAACAGCCGGATTCAAGCTTCTACGGATACGAAGAATGTATGGACGAAGTGGAACCGTACACTTGCGACGAATGCGGGGCTGAATTTGAATTGCGGGTAGATGCTGAGGCATCCTGCGATTTGGTTCTGACTAAAGCACCAGTTGTTGAAAAGGCGAAGAACGACCCGATTGGCACTGGGTTGCCAGATGTGATTGCACCAAATCAAATGTTCTGAAATCCCATTTTGGACAAATACGCTTGAACGCAGACCCGATGACCAAACGCCAAGTACTATCCGCTAAAATCTGCCCGTATTGTCAAGGCTCAACCCGGCTCATTTCAGGCAAAGCACTCTTTGGCAAAGAAGACGACCGGATGCTCTGGGCTTGCGTACCTTGTGGAGCCTGGGTATCTTGCAGGAAAGGGACTGACAAACCGCTGGGCAGACTTGGAAACGAAAAGCTTCGCAAACTTAGAGTAAAGTGCCATAACATTTTTGACCCGATCTGGAAAGGCTGGGTTGAAATGGGCGAAGATGAATACACCGCACGGACGAAAGCATACCGCTGGATTGCAAAGTTGATGGGCATTGATTACCGGATGATGCACTTTAGCTGGCTAAACGAGGATGAATGTTTGAAAGCAATTGAGTTAATGACGGATTGGTTAGAAACTTATCCGAAATTTTACATTTAAAACCAAGATTATGACTAATCAAGATAAAGAGGCACAAGCATGGATCGATAATGCCAACGAAAGCATGAAAGCAATCAGTTCGGGCAAAATACCCGTTGCTGTGATCTCCAATAAACAAGGGTTTGAAAAGTTGAAATCAAACCCGCTGTACGAACGGTTCTACTTGAAGCACTGCCAGACTAGTTTTGATGCAGCCGGGTTCCATTGTGAATTGGTCGTCAAAATCAACAATCCAGGAATGATTGATGATGGCGCATCCGAAGCTCTCAAGGAACAAGGAAACTATATTTGGAACAAAGCTGCACTTTATGAGTGGGCTAAAGAAATCGAAGCCCATGAAACCCACTAACCTGACCCTACCCCCCGAACTCCAAGCAGCACTATCCACAATCGCCACAAACGGCCACGACCCGATAGCGCCCAGCCAGCCCAGTCTCACCCAGTCCGCATTAGACTGGCAGAAGGCTCGTTTGCGCCAGCCTATCCCAGCCCAGGTCATGGATTACGAACAGGCCGTTGCGATATTTTACGGGTACTGGAAGAATCGGGTGCCAGAAGGTAAGGCATTCTACATTCACCCAGAGAACGAAGTCCATGTGTCGGATTTGGTCAAGTGGGCGATATTCGATCCCACCAGCTCTATCCCGCTGAATAAATCAATTTGGCTCTACGGCTTGGTCGGCGCGGGAAAATCCATCTTCGCAAAAACAATGCACGATTTCTTTTGCTGGATACACGAATTTGTGAATAGTCGGGTTAACTTTGGCTATTGCGATATGAACATCCTGATCGACAAAGCCAAGTTCGACTATTCCGAAATGAAGGCGTTGAATGTGGCAAAAAGTCTAATCATTGACGAGTTGAAAGAGTCTCAGCAGCAGATCATTTTGCCATATGGGATTCGGTTTAGGATTGGCGATTTAGTGACGAATCTTTACAGCGTTTGGCAGGAGCGCAACACACGGACGATAGTGACTACAAACCTACCCCCTGCACCTGGGGGTATATTCGACGACAGAGAATTTGACCGGATGGTGGAGATGTTCAGTTCCGTGAATTGGCACGGGGGCAGTTTACGGAAGTCTAAATAACTGATTTATGAAGCCATTAGTCATTAGCTTTTCAGGTGGTCGAACGTCCGCTTATATGACAAAGTTGCTGCAAGAGAAATATAGGAACAAGCGTGAAATCATAACGATTTTTGCAAATACCGGGAAGGAGCGCGAAGAAACATTGCAATTTGTAAATCAATGCGATGAATCATTTGGATTTAAAACTACGTGGATAGAAAGCTATCAGCATCATGGGCAACGGAAAAGCCCTGGATTTAGAATTGTAGATTTTAAATCTGCGAGTAGAAACGGGGAGCCATTTGAGGATATGATTAGGAAGCACGGAATCCCAAATGTTTCTTTTCCGCATTGTAGTCGAGAATTAAAAAAGCGGCCAATTGAAAACTTCCTAAAGAAGATAGGGGTGGGCGAATACGAAATGGCACTTGGAATCAGGGTAGACGAACCTAAGCGATTGACTCCAAAACCAAATATCATTTACCCGCTTCACCGAGAATTTCCTACTACGAAGTTGATGGTGAATCAATGGTGGAGCAAACAGCAGTTTAATCTTCAACTCAAGGACTACGAGGGTAATTGTGATTTGTGTTGGAAAAAGAGCAAACGAAAGATACTTACATTGTTGCTAGAAAACCCCAGTCGAATGGACTGGTGGAATAACATGGAATTGAAATATGGTGATTACATCCCCAACGGACAGTCATCACATCGCCAATTACCAATAACATTTTTCCGCGACAACGAAAGTGTGCTTGAATTACTTGAAGAATCGAAGCTCCCATTTAAAAAGCAGGAAGATGCTTTTACACTAGAACAATTGATGTTTACTCAAATGGAGTTCGATTTTGAAGAGTTTGGATGTGGGTCAAATAGTTGTGAACCATTTTAAATAATAATCCATGAGTGCAGCAGATTGGGTAGCCACAATTCACCGCCTACACGCGCCAACAGAGGCACAGTACGAGCGCTGTCTTCAAACAGAACGGGTATCTGGGGTCGGTTCCAGACAGGCCAAAACCGAGTACGCTAAACTGGCGGCAATGCTGACCTCAATCGCAGTGGAGCACTTTCGGGTATGGTTGGAAGACTACACGCAAACCATGATCGGGTTAATACCTAAAATCGGTAAGCAAGCGGTGCTGAGTAATCTAACCACACTAGAACTAGCCTGCGCAGAATGGCAGAGTGAACTGATTGTAGATTGCCGGAACCGGATTGCATCTATCCGAACAGAAGAGGATAGTATTTTGCGGGTGCAGGTCAGCGGGTTCAAAGATTACCACTCAACCGATCCGGTGTCAGTTGAACTGCTCAAGTTTCTGCGGAATAAAAAATATGCGCCACAGGTTGATTTAATTCGCGCTACGACCGACAAGGCGACCCGTGACGCGATGAAAGCGAAAATTCCGTGTATCTGCCCCAGCGGAACCTTTACAAAGCGCTCAGAGGCCGGATTAGTGGCGCACAGTGGATTTATCCAGTTCGATATTGATGCAAAAGACAACCCAGCTTATTTTGAGGGCATAGAAGACCCGCATGAGTTCGCAGCACTATGCGAGTCAATTAAAGCAGAATTGTCCAAGCAGCCATTCATTGCCTACGTTGGGCTATCCGTTTCAGGCCGAGGGCTATGGGGGCTTATTCCAATATCTGATCCAACCGAACATAAGCAACACTTTGAATCTATTGTGCTCCATTTTACAAATCTAGGCTTGGTGATTGATCGGCTCCCGTCTAATGTGGCATCACTAAGGGGGTACAGCTACGACGCTCAGGCGTACTTTAACCACAGCGCCGAAAAATACACGCACAAAGTTTACCCGATTGAGCGAGAAGTCAAGCAGTTTGATTCGACTAGTTTCCCACAAGAAAGTGAATATGCCAAGGTTGCCAGAGTTGTCAACGCGATTACCCAGCAGCGGATTGACATTACAAACGGGTACGGGAATTGGCTCAAAATAGCTTTTGCATTATCGCATGAGTTCGGAGAAAACGGACGCGATTTGTTTCACGATGTCAGCCAGTTTCATCCAAGCTACAATTTTGCTGCAACCAATCGGAAATACGACCACTGTTTGAAAGTGAAGTCGAGAAGTACGATTGGAACGTTTTACATGATTGCGGCTGAACATGGGGTAGGATTGAAAAATGTTTCGGTTTAAAATACCAACTTTTAGGTATTGTGCAATTTAAAATATCGCTATAAATTTGTGACAAATCAAAACGACCGTATGGAACAAGCAACCCACCCCATCCTCTTCCAACCCGAAATGGTTCAAGCAATTTTGGAAGATCGAAAGACCCAAACCCGGCGAATCATCAAAGATTCGTTTAACGGGTGCTGGACTGGCGACAACGGAACTATTCAAGTAGGCGGGCATCCATGCCCAAACGATCCGATTGTTTTTCATCCAGGCGAAATCTGGACGAATGAAGAAGGGGAACAAGAGTCAACTCAGTGCAAAACCGTGGAAGCTTGGTTCATGTGCTCCACTATGGACAAAATCGCCAAATGCCCATATGGGAAGATTGGTGATTTGTTGTGGGTCAGAGAAACCTGTCAAATCCTTGGGAAGTGGGTGAAGAACGGGCTGACTGCCACCGGGAAACAGCGGTGGACATTTGTCATTCATCCTGACCAAGAAGTGCGGTATTTTGGATCATTCGAGCCATCGCCAAAGGATCGTACTGAATTGGGATTTTATACGCGCCCTGCTATTCATTGCCCGTCTTGGACTTCTCGGATTACGCTTAAGAATACAGATATTCGGGCTGAACGGCTTTCGTCTATCTCAGAGTCAGATGCTATTGCGGAAGGGATTAAAGACCACTCTTTTTGGTCGGGCATTGAATACTTAAACTATCTAAACGAAGAATGGGAGTCAAATCCTATCAGATCGTATCTTTCACTTTGGGACAAAATCAACGGCTCTGATGCCCACAAAATTAATCCGTGGGTTTGGGCTGTCACATTCAAGAGGATTAAACCGTAGCAACTATGCAATTACACGAAATAAACCAAGAACTCAAAAAGGAGTTTTATAATAAGCTTCCTTATGATAAGATTCAGATCAACTGGAATAAGAACCCTATTCCAATGAAACTGTTTCTATCATTCCTTACTGTTTCAGTTAAATTAACGACTGATCACTTAGGATACGATACTGGTTGGAGCCAACGAGTGAATGAAGATTTGAAATTGATTGTCAAAGGTGGATCGGTAGATGGAGTTGAGTATTTGGATAATATCCAGTACGGCACCAAACTATCTAACTCATACAACAATTACGTCAATCCGTTCTACTTGTTTCCAATACTGACGCATGAAGGTCGGATGTTTTTCATTGACTACTACAAAGACGAGATCGAAAAATTGTTCGAGAAGTTTGACCATGCCATCGATTTTCACAAACGCCAGCAACAGTAGCAAGAGCTGATGTTAAAAATGGCATCAGATGACATTGCCAGGCTTAGTACGAAAGACCAAGCCGAATAAACCACTCACACTCCCTTTCCCCTCTTGTTCGCCAATTTAAACCACCGAAACAAAGCTGAGTGCAGCAGCGACCATGAATACATCGAATGTTGAAGCGTCCATAATTGGATCGCTAATACTATACCCTGAACTTTTTCAGGAAGCCGCAAAGGTTCTGATCCCTACAAGGAAGTCTGGTGTGCGCGTATTCCGTGAGCACAACCGGATTTGGGATTGGATGGTAAAAACTCAGTTCGAGCAACTTAGAGGCTGGGATGTGCAATTGGTATCGTCTAAATTCAAGGATGTTCCTGAACTAATCAGACAGGCCGAACCGGAGACGTTGAGCAGTTCTATTTTGTACCTCCGAGAAGAGTACGAACGGGCTGTGCTTAAAAAGGTTTGCGAAGATGCACTGCAACGCCTGGGCGAAGAAAGCCCGTATTCGGTCGCTTCTGATGTTTTGTCTAATCTGACCGATGAAGAGCCGGAGGTTAAAGAGAAGTTGAGAGGGGATGAGATATTTGAGGCATTGAATAGCTTGAAATTTGGCAGAGCCGCAGTAGCAACAATATCTCAAGACTATGATCAAATTACAGGCGGAGCACGGCGCGGCCAAATCAGGGTATTAGGGGCTTCTCCAATGTCAGGCAAGACGGAGTTGGCGCTAAAGGAGATGATCGCCTTTGCTAAACAGGGGTTGTCCTGTGTATTTTTTTCGCTAGAATTACCTAAAGAAGATGTGTACCAGCGTCTTTTCCACATTGAGAGTGGACTTTCGATGGAAACTTTATCCAATCAAGTGTTGAACGAAAATACTGGCGAGAAGGAATTGAAACTTAGCAAACCCGACGCAAAAAAACTTTCTGACGCTGTAATGACGATTGGAAAAATACCGCTGTTCGTCTACGATATTGCTGATGTGGGCGATAAACTGCCGCTGATTTTACAAAAAATCCGATTGCATATCCGAAACGACGACTTGTTTGCCTACGGAATAGATTATGTCCAGTTGGCAAAGACCGGAATTGAGCGAATTGATAGCAGTGGAAACAAGATTAGGATTACGCAGTGGGTTATTGATGAATTAGGGAAAGCGACGAAAAGACTAAAGGTCTATGCGATTTGGGTTTCCAAACTGAACCGTGACGTTATGGTTCGGGGTGGTTCCTTTAGGCCAAGGAATAGCGACTTGTATGGTGGGGATTTTGAGTACATAGCCGATATAATTGAATTTATGCACCGCCCACTTGCCTACGAAGGACTAAGAGGAATGGAGCGAGAAGATGGTTATGTATACAAGGATTATGATGTTGAGCACATCATCACTAAAAATCGCTTATTTGGAGGGAAAGTAGGGTCTTGGTGGGATTACCAAGAAGATGAAGAACCGAGCGAGGCACCCATTTTTGATTTGATGAAAGCAAAGATGCCAGTTTTGGAAGAAGGCGAAGACTTACCTTTTTGATATGGGCTATTTGTATCTACTCCGTTCAGGCTGGCGAGTCAAAATTGGTATCGGATCAAAGCTCCAACGCCGTGTATCTCAGGTTAATAAAACAACGCGAGGTAAGCAACGACTAGTTCTTGCGGTGATCCTCCCATTCAAAACCAGACAGGTCGAAGCGTACCTTCACCGCCGATATAAGAGGCACCACGCTCCACTACGCGCTGGCTCCGGGCGGTCTGAGTACTTTTGGGCTGGGGTTTGGACGGTTGAATGTATCGTTTTGATGCTGCTGATTCAATTCGGGCAGTGGGCTTTAGTTTGGTTCCCTATTTATCTAATCCTTTTAATCACGCTGAAATGAGTGACATCACATTCAAACCACTCCAAATCGATCCAGATTTCTACCAAGAGCATACCGTTTGCGGAGAGTTGATCTATCAACCCAATGGAGTTGTTATTTGCAAGGTCTACGAAGATATTGACGGCTATTGGAAGACAGACGCGGCTACGTTTGGAACTGGTTTTATGGAGTCTCACCATCATCGGATGATCGCAGATAAACTTGACGAACTCAATGCCCCATACGAAGCCCAATTGAAAGCATATTTTGACAACCAACCCAAAGAAACTGATCAGTCGGTGGAAGGCGATTCTTTGCCGTTCTGATTTGTGCGGGGACTGGCTCCCGCTGAGTAAGCCGGATTTATTATCATTCTTGTTACGGTAAGTACTTTTAGGTTACGCGCAGCCCGGTTGAAAGACTGGGTTGTTTTAATTTTACTGACAAATGGAAAAAACTTGGTCACTTAAACGCACGAAGCAATGCGCTAAATGTCCGTGGAAGACATCCACAAATCCACATGAAATACCAGATGGTTATAGCGAAGAAAAGCACTGTAATCTAAAGAAGACTATTGCCGATCCTGGCGCATTTGGTTTTCAGGGTACAATGCACGTAATGGCTTGCCACCACTCATTTGAAGGCAATGAAGAGCATTGTGTGGGCTGGGTTCACAATCAACTTGGAGTGGGAAACAATATTGCGCTACGGTTCAAGATGCTTACTTGTTCCAATATTTCGGAATTGAAAGTATATGGAGATCAGCACGATAATTTTGAGGACACATTGCCGTAAAAAATACCTAGAATTGGGTATTGTGGAACACAAATCAAAGCCCGATCTTGTGGAAAAATAAGGCACATGCAAATTGAAATACTTGACTATGATCTGCGCGAAGAATTGACCGCAGTTGTTTCAATCCCAGCACGAACACCGGAGCCAAACACGTTCCCATTTAACTTTGATCAGTGGGACGTGATCCAGGCGGCAATTGAGCTAGGTTTAGTCAAAGAGCCATGCGACCACGACAAAGGCCGCAATGGACAAAAGCTACGCCTTGGGTACATCGAAGCCGCTTTCCCTTGGCAACAATTCAACCGTACCCTGAAAACCCCGCTGTACTTCACGTATGAGCAAATTGTACGGGAATTTTCGGGTGAAGACTGCGAAATGATTGTGCGTAATCTGGCAATGCAGCAGCCAGAGATTTCAACCCCGATTTTAGAATCAATAATCTAGCGTTCCACCTGGAAAGGGGCATCGAGTTTGGTGCTCCAATTCTGGGACGGCAAAATAAAAGCAAAATGAGCCAAGAACTCGCAGTGAGAACAATCACCGAGGATGACATGAAAACCCTTGAGCAAGCAGGGGTAATCCCAAAAGATACGCCAGTAGCCCAACTAAAGGTTTTTGCAAAAACATGTAGCGAACATGCGCTGTCTCCATTTAAAGGAGAGATTCACCTAGTCCGATACAAAACCAAGGAAGGGGATAAGTACACGGTTATTGTGGGCATTGACGGGTTCCGCAACAAAGCGGCAAAGACAAAAGAGCTTGCTGGTACTGACGCACCAAAGTACAATGTGCGCTCAGATGGTAGTTTTGAAACCGCTGGTGAATTGATTCAAGCTAAAAGAACGCCTGACACTTGCCTTGTCACTGTATATCGAATCATCAATGGAAGCCGAGTATCCTTTTCAGCAGAAGTAGTTTTTAACGAGTTTGCTACCAGATACCAAGGGCAACTCACCGGAAAGTATGCGTCTATGCCTTTCCAGATGATAGCCAAAGTAGCCGAGGCATTTGCACTACGAAAAGGTTTTGCTGATGAAGTATCAGGGCTTCACATTGAAGAGGAACAAGGTGCTTTTGAAGGGGCTACCAAAGTGGAGATTATTCCAAGGTCAGGGAAAGAAGAACTGACCCCAAATCACTCCAAATGGGATGCAGCAAAGAAAAGCTTACTTAATGGCTACTCAGTAGCGGACATTAAGTCCAAGTATGAGTTGTCTGTCGAGAACGAAGCCTTGCTCATTGAAAATACTACTACCGATGTTCAAAATCCGGGCTAGCTCAATCGGTCACATCATGGGACGCGCTGGGCTGACCGAGAAGCAGGAACAAACCTTGCTTGAACTCGAAGCCAAAGAAAAGCGCACAGCACTCCAAGAGAAAACCATGCTGGATTTGATCAACAAGCGGGATAATCCAGACCTTCCAGAAGGATGTAAGACCCACCTGCGCAACTGGTCGCGGTCAAAGCTATATGGACGGCGCAAAGAGATCAGTTCAAAGTACCTGAGTAAAGGAACGACCGTAGAGGATCAGGCAATTGAATTACTGGCCGAATACCTTGACTGTGGATTTATGTTCAAGAACGAACAGCACTTTGACGACGATCCACACATGAACGGAACACCGGATTTATTGCTGCCCAACTTGGTGCGCGAAATCAAGTCACCTTGGGACTGGTCAACATTCCCAGCGTTTGAGTCTGAGATACCGAACTCAGACTACTGGTGGCAGTGTCAGGGGTATATGGGGCTGACCAATCGGGAACACGCGCAACTGTGCTACGTGCTATGCGATACCCCAGAGGATCAGATCACAAAAGAGTGCCGAATGAAGTCCTACGAACTAGGCATGGGCGGCGAATACGATCAGGAATTTTACGACGAAATCGCGCAGAAAATGACATACTCTGATATTCCGCTTGAATTGCGGATTAAGATATTCGACATTCCGCGAGATGACAAAGCAATAGAGTCAATTCGGGAACGGGTTGAACTGTGTCGGGTATTTTTGTCACAACTTCAATTTTAGGCCAATGGCAAACAGAGAAATCAAATTTAGAGTTTGGGATGTAACCGAGAAGGTTTGGTCAACTGGGTTTTTAGTTGACATATGCAAAGCATTCCCAAACAATCAGATAGTGTCAATATCCCAATTTACAGGCAAGCACGACCAGGACGGCAAAGAAATCTGGGAAGGGGATATTATCGACTTTGACATCCAAGAATGGGGCGGTCGAGACAATATACACGTTGTCACTTGGAACGAAAAGAGCGCCGAATGGAGCTGGGGTGGAGGCATTACGTCAGACATGGAGTTCAGAAAGGTGATCGGGAATATTTACGAAAACCCTGAGCTAATACCTAAAGGCTAATGGCAGCAACTAAGCTCGAATACAACGGATCAGTCAAAGACGGAAAAATAACCCTTCCAAAGCGTTTACGTGAGGAAGTAGTGGCATCGTTTGAAGGCAAGCAAATCCGGGTTGTATTCGAGCGCAAGAAAAAGGTTAGAACGCCATCGCAGAACTCTTATTATTGGGCGGTTATAGTCCCGATGATCTTGGATGAAATGATCAATCTAGGCAATGAAGGGCTACAATCTGGCAATGAAGAGGATTTGAAAATGATCCACGATTTTTTGAAAGATCGATTCCTAAAACCCATAGTAGTAGCCGACGCTAATGGAGTTGAGATAAAAATGCCGCCTAGCACCAAGACGCTATCTACCGTTGAATTTATGGAGTTTATTGATGACATTTGTAGGTGGGCAGCAGAATCTTTGCATTTGAATATCCCTCAACCAGGGGAGCAAACAGAACTTTTCGACCATGAGTAACAACAGAACAAAACCAATCCATCCAAGCTGGGATGAAGCACT